CTCCACTCGCTCCCGGTCCAATACAGAAACCCCTTCCGCCCCCTGGGAAGCATGGAAGGGGGTCGGGGTGTTGTGAGGATGAACCGCTCAGTCATCGGAACTCTCATCATCAGGGGTTCGGCTGTCATCACCGTAGAGCTGGTCAAGCACGTCGTCCGGCAGAATGCCATCAAGAGCAGATCGGCGCTCGATGCGTTCCTCCAGGGGGAGCTCCAGCACGGGGACATCGTGTGAGATCATGTCCTCGTTGCCGCTATCAAGGGAGGCGGGCGCCTCCTTGTCCTTTGCCATTGTTTACTTCTTTCCTGTTGCCGCAGCCGACCTTTCGGCTTTGGTCGCATAGTTCATGCATCGATTATACTGCTCCGGGTCGTTCAGATTGAGCGAGCCATGCCAGTTCTGGCCGAGCAAGAGCTTCTTGCCGGCTGGGTGATCTGACAGTGCCCAAATAGCACGGGGGTCCGCAGAAGACAAGATTTTAGATGCGGAGGCTACTTCCGCAGGTGACAGCGATCGCATCATCTCACGCAAGCGAACCACGGCTTTGTCCTTTACCCTGTTCCAATCTCCTTGCTTGGGAACGAAGCCATATTTTGCCCAGGCATAGCCGCCCACGTCGAGTGCTGCGAACACATCAACCCGGGTGTAGCCGGCCGCCTTGTATGCCGGGATCGAGCCGGCCAGGTTGCCTTGGGAGATGCCTTTGCCCTGCTCACTCGGGCCGATGACCATATAATCGTGGTAAACGCTCTTGTCCGCCGGGTTGAATATCCGGTCACAGCGATTGCTGTATGACCGGGAATCATTGGGCGAGGGGGCGGTGGTGATCTGTATTCTCCCCCCGTGTGATTCCGACACCAAAGCATGCGCCTTATAGTCGGCAGGGAACCCGGCAATGATGGCATCCACCATGTCATGCACGGGAGCGCCGAGTTTTTGGGACAGTATCGCGGTCTGTTCCTTTTTCTTCTCGGGGCTGAGATTGTGGTCACTCACCGCAATAAAGGCCTCCGACCGTTTGGGCGGCTTCTTGGCCTTCGTCTCAGGCGCATTGCCGAGCTCCGACAGCAGGGCCTTACGGTAGGCGTGAAGCCGCGGATGGTGAGCATTGATCGGCACAGCGGCAATAGCCTCGGCGGGGTTCGACGCCTGGCGGGCAGCATCGATCAAGGCCAGGCGGCCCGACACATAGCGAGCACGACCGGCATTCCGACGATCAGCGGGGTCGGGACGAAGCTGCTCGGCCGAGAAGCCCGCAACATTGCGAGGCAGCCTCGGGTTGCCTGGTGTCGGAGCAGGGGCGGCAGGGCGCTCTTGTGGGTAATTCTCGGGCGCCAGGTCGGTCGGGTCCGTTTCTTCGAAGTCTGCGGGATCGTAAACGGAAGGCAGGTCACGGTCCTGCTCATCCACCCCGTCATCGTCCTCCTTGGGAGCACGACTGTTCTGCCGATGCATGCCCCCCATGAGAGAGGCCGCTTCCTCTTTCATCTCAGCATACTCGCGCTCGATTTCCTGCCGACGTAGGCGCTCGACCTCCGATGGCTTCGATGCCGGGGTGCCACCACCCGAACCACCACCAGACGATGCGTGGGAGCCGGGCTTGCTACCGAACCGACCATCGTCCGCCCGCGGGTGATCGGCCTCCTTGAAGTCGTCGCCCGTGTTGTAGTTCACGCGAACGGCCAGCCCCTCGGCCACATTCACCTTGACGTTAGGCGGTGTGCCGCCGAGGCGGAAGCTACCAGGCGGGGGCGGGGGATCACGGGGGTCTTCCGCCGGCTGTGCAGGCACGGATGCTCCCGGCTCGGCTGTCCCTGGCTGAACCGGCGTGCCCTGCTGCGTGGTGGGGGGCACAGGCTTCGTAGAATCGTCGCCTGGCGGGTTGTCAGGCGTGGGCGGGGTGGATGTGCCCGCCGGGGGGATGCCCCCGCCTGGCGGCGCGCCTGAGCCGTCGGCCCCCGGTGGGAAGTCCGGCGGGGGAGGGGGGTTCGCCCGAGCCTCGGCAATGTCCTCGTCCGTGATGTTCGAGAAGATACCGGTGGTGTGGCTCGATTGCTTGAGTTCCTCCATGGCTGTTGCCTGGTCGATGATCCCGGAATCGAACACCGCCGTGACCGCGTTTGCGATCGTGCTGGCATCGTTTGCCCGCTCGGATTCCGTTTGCTGCCAAAGGGGGTTGAACGTGAAACCAAACTCCGCCGGGGGTGCCTCGCCGTAGCGGGACCAGTAGGACACCACGGCAATCTTGTAGATTTGCATCTCCATGTGGGCGTGCTGGTCGGAGCTGATCCGATCATAGTAATTGCGGATATCACTTTCCCCGGTGCTGTTCATGCCCGAGGGGCTTTGACCGAACAGAATGACCAGCGGGATGCCCGAGGCGCCCGACAATTGTTGACCGAATTGAATGAGGGCATCCGACAGCCCGGAGAATGCGCTGTTGGTGTGGTATTCAATCGAGTCATCACCATCAATGATGGTTAGGCCTTCGTTTGTTTGGGCCTGGCGGATCAGCGTCATATTGTCGAGGAACGCTTGATACAACGGCCCACCGGCGCCGATCATATCCCGCAAGCCGGGGACTTTGTATGTCCGCAGATGGGCCTTGTAAACGAGTTGAGCGGCGCCCGTGCTGGCGCTGTCGAAAGCTATCATGCGGTCGAAGCACTGTTCCACGACGCTGACCGTCCACCCATTCTCAGCGATACGCTGCCAATAGGGCACGTCGTCACCCTCATGCCTGAGCACGCGGGAATGATGGATCTTCATGCTCGGGATGCTGCCCCCGGCAATGGTCGTGTAGTATTTCGGCATCCCAAACTCGGGGCCGAAGTCGGTAACAAACTCATCCACCGATGCTGTGAGCATCCAGCGGTCGAGAACGAGGAGCCCCTTGAAGTCACCACGGCCGATAGCCTCGGGACGGAGCGGGGTGGACAGGTCTTGACCGTTAATCATCAGGACAGACACGGCACCACCATACAGCCTGCCCCACTTGAGGCCAAGGTTGTATTTGTTCCAGATGCCCATCTGCTTCCAGTCCTTGGTCAGCGTCTCAACCCGCTTGGGATCGACGGTGCCACCAAAGTCGATGCCAGCGCGGGTCATGTCGTTTGCCGGGCAATCGACAATCTTACGGACGAGCCAAGACCCCCGATACATCCACTCCAACTTCGTGTGGGTGCGGGAGATCGGGTTGAAGCCGTAGGTTGAGGCCGACGTGAGGTTGTTGGTGCCGTAGCCAAGGTTGGCCGCGGTGTTCTGGAAGCTATCGCGGGTCAGGAACGCCTTGCGATTGCTCCCAGCCTGGACGCGGATGACGGGCTTTGCCACGGTGTTAGTTCCTTACTTAGTAGATGCGGGTGTTGTAGCCCCAACGCTTTAGCTTGCTGCGCATGGATTCCGCATCAGGCTCATGGAAGTCGAATTTACCGTTATCCCCCGAATAAGAGCCGTCCGGGTTACGGGTCACATAGGCCGTGTTGCCCGTGTTATTGTCATAGCCGACCTTATGTCCCGATTGATCGGGGAGCGGGTGGGAGCTATGGGCCATCTCTTTCGACTGAGGCGACGCCGGGGCCTTTGGCTTAGGGGCTGCAGCGGTAGCGGCCTGGGATCGATGTTTATCCTTAGCCTCGGCATGTCGTGCCGCCTCCGCCGCGTGTTCCCGACCCTGTTTTTCCGAGGGGGCTGCCTGCTGTGCCTTTACGTGAGCCAGGCGGGCGACTTCGTGGTGAAGAGCGGCACTGGTGTGATCGGACTTAGACTCTGACTTAGTAGCCTCACTAGACTTCTTGTCGGCCGCCGACGAAGCGGTTTTTGCGGTAGCGCCTGCACCGAATTGCCCGTTGTCAGCCCGAGGGTGTTTCGATTCCTCAAACGCATCCGCTGTCAACAGGGGTTCCCCGTTCAGACGCCGGCGTCCCAGTTCATTGATGGCCACAAGTCGTGGATCGGTCACAGCGCCCTCCCTTTGTCAGCAATGCGTTGCCAGGCTCCCAGCGAACCCTTGGCCACTATCAGTCCGTCATGCCCGTATCGAATAGAATCCCACCCGTGGTTGTGCATGTCCCGAACACTTCGAAGTATCTTGCTCGTTTGTGCTTCGATCTCATAACTATAGAGCCGGGCTTCCTGAGCAAAGTTTACACAGCGGGGGTGGATCACAATCTGGTCGTAAGTCTTGAGGTAGGTTATGCCGTCCTCAACTGAACCCTTCCATTTGCGAGCGGCCGCGATGTTGAAGCCCTGGCGCCGCATAAAGCTGATCGTCTCTGGTCGAGCTCCGTCGGCTTTGATCGGGTTTTCCCGGGAGCCGGGGATGCCGGGGTATTCAATCCCGGTCTTGTTCGCTGTGCCCCCGGCAAACAGAAATTGCAGGTCATCACTTTCGACGTGGTATCCGAATGCCTCATAATCGACCATGAGACGCTTCTTGCCTGGGCCGCCGTCATCAACCCAGCAGCGGGTGAGGACAGAAGGATCGTTCGAGAATCCCCAGTCGGCGCCGAACATGAACCGGCGCATGAGTTCCGGGGCT